CATCAAAAAAGTTTTCTGAATCAAATGCAAATCCATAATCACTATTTGCACTAATTGATGATGTTGCGATACTTGCTGTTGAATTGGTTGTTGGTGAACCATTTGCAAGTAATCCAGGAGTTAATGTTATTCTGGTATTATAAGGTGCACCTACAACATTATTTGCTGAAAGGTCAACAAGTGTTCTTTTAATAACACCTTTGTTTCTAGTTGGACCAAATAAATATCCCTTGACTGTAAATGTTAATGTGTATATAATTGCCCTGCGAACTTGAAAGTCTGCATCATATGAATCTTCAATTGACATTCCAGTAAATACTGTTGGCACATCAAATTTGTCTGCAATTTCAGGAACCAACTTTACTGTATGTGTCCACTCTGGTCTAAAAAAAGGTAGTATCTGTTCTATGACTTGTACTGCATCTTCATTATTTGCAAACATTGCATACAATGTAAATGTAATATCATAAGGAACAGGTGTATTTGCTTTTCTAATAGTATTTTGATTTGAACCTATACCAGTGTTAATACCAAGTTTACTTAATCCTCTATCTGGTGCATATGCCATATCAGTAATTTCAAAAGCAAGTCTTGGTAATTGTATTGCTACATCTTTATCTAATTGTGGATCTCCACGTAATCTTGCAAGAAACTTTTCTTTTGGACCATATGCAATAGGAACACGAATTGATTGTACTGCATCTCCTGAATTGTTATATCTAACAACATCTATATCATTAAACATATTACCAAACATGATAACATATTTTCTTATAATTCCATGATGTTGAACTGAACTACCAAACATTACCAACTACCTCCTTCTGAGAAAGGATTTTTTTCAGTGAAGTCAATGAAGTCTATATTAGTAGATTGTCCAAAGAATTCGTTATTCGCCGATGCATCAGTATCTTCAATTCTATAAGATTCGTTAATCAAATTACTTCCATCTTCAAATACAATACTGTCACTTGCTTCTGTAAGTATTTCAACAAAGTTTTTATCACCAGAATACCTATCTTCAATTGCATCAATGTCTGTAATACCAGTATCGATTTTCTCATGACTGTATTCAAACAATTCAAGTGTAAGGTCGAAAGTTTGTAAACTTCCCATTTGATAGAAGATTGCTTCATGTTCTACAAATTTAATTTCAAAGACTTTACCATTGAGTGGGAAATAAATTAAATCTCCTTCTGATGGTCTTGCAATTCCTTCAGTTTCGTTGACAGGTGTGGTATCTTCAGGATTTATTTCTTCCCCAAATCTACGTCTTGCAACAGTGAGTACCATTTCATCACGAATCTCTAATCCAAATTTAGAAAGGAAATCACCATCGCCAGTGAATCCATCAACAGATTTGATATACATTTCAACTGGATATGCTCCTTCAAATTTAGAAAGAGTATCTTCGCCAAATAACATATCTTCTTTGACGAGTGTGCGTGGCATGTAATAGACTTCAATGCCATAGATCTTAATTGATTCGATTATAAGATCTTCGATTAAATTCTGTTCTTGCGTAAACGCATGATTGTTGAAATATAAATTTGTTGTTGGCATTTAATTACCCAATCATGTCCATTGATGGCATAGAATATCTATTTACAACTTCTTCTTCTAGTGCTTTAATTTCTTCATCTGCTTCATTCCAGATAGTTTGTCCATTAAATTGCACTCCACCTGGAAGTTGCATGCCCTCAAATTTTTTAAGATTTTCGCCCCATTGTTTTTTGAACAAAGCAGTAGTATATCTACGCAACCACCAATCTCCCCAAACACTAGTGTATGTGTCAGGATCTAATTGACGATATGCCTCAATGATTAAATATTCACCAACTGAAGTTCTGTTGCCCCAGTCCATGTCAATGAAAAGTCTGTCCATATGACGATTAAATCTTAATGGTTGTTTTCCAACAAATAATTCTTCTAACAATGCAATACGTTCCATGGAACTTACATAGTTTTGTACTTTAGCATGAGACCACTCATATACATCATTAAGTGTAATTTGATATCTTAAATTAAATAAATTATTTGCATTAAGACCAGTGCCAACAGGAAACACATTTACAACACCAATAATGTTTGATGGTATTGCAACATATCCATTTGTTTGGTCTGTTGAAGTTACTTGATGTTTATAGAAAGTTCTTTCTGAACCATCATAGTGATAATCTCTATAAAAAGCAAGAGCATCATCAATACGATCTTGCATTTGGTCTTCATCGACGTTTATCTCTATAACAGGATGTCCCAGTCTACGCAAACAATATTTCTTTAATTCATCTCTACTTGTAGGGTTTGCCATATCTTATATCCTATATTAGTCGTTCTGTGACTATTTATAATCATGCATAATTTGTTTTAGAGTCTTCATTGATGCATCAACTATATTTAATGGCATATTATTAGGAAATAAAAATCTAACAGCAGGATCTCCAAACACACTTCGT